AGCATTTTAATGGATTCAATCTCATCCAAATCTATTGCTTTCCTGTACCCACTAGCTACCTTGTTCATTATGTTTACAATATTCGTATCGTTGAGATAATCTTCAAAGCTTTTATCCATTTTTCCCTCTTAAAATAATACCACCAATGTTTTTCTTCAATTCTGACAGTTCACTCAGACCGTCTAAGTAAACCTTATCCATATCATCCGAAACAATATATTCCACGTTGCCGTTGGGGCAAACCAGAATAGACCAATACTCTTTGGACTCTAGTTGTTTTTTTACTAGGGTCACCGTGGCCTGAGTATCTTTATCTGACAACAATTCCTGCTCAGTGTAGACACACAGCTCACTTTCTATTGTAGCTCTTACATCCTTAATGTCAAACAATTTTCCAACACCCACGAAAAAAGAATATCTGCCCATGATTTTTAAGGCCTCTACTCCTGCACATTTCTCCACTTTGTTTGCCATTCGGTTGGTAACGTCAAAGTTGGTGTAGCCGATCCAACAGTCCCACCTGTCGGATGGCTTGAGCGCTGATTCAAATGGGTATGGCCCCATGGGCGTATATATAATCTTGGGAGAACTCAGGAATATCTCTTGAGGAGTCTCCATCTCGTGGGAATCAATGTATTTCGCCGGGGCCTCATCGCTTGGCCATACTTCTGGCGGCAAATCTTCCATGAAAATTTCTTCCGCGATAGCATTCCAGCTCTCCCAAGCTATTTTCTTGTGTGCCGACATAATGTCCTCCGGTTGTTAAAGTTTGGGGACTCTACTTGGATTAACCGCCAACCTGTCCTGATCGTCATCGTCTTCTCGGTAATGCTGAACAAGTTTTTCAACAGTATCGTTAATGTCGGCAAGATCTTCTGCATTGTCTATTACACATTGCGCTTTTACTTCGTCAAATATTTTTAGTATTAATTCATCGTGTATTAGCTTATAAAATATAGACCCAATAGCAATAGTGCCAGATGATCCGGGTATCCAGTCACAGTTATATCCTATTGTGCCATCTGCCTCCACGTATACAGTCAATTGGGCAACTATTTCCTCAGAGGATTGAGGCGGGTCTTCTGGATAGTAATCTTGCATAGTAAGAATCCATCTCCTTGGTTTCTGTGTGTGGAACAAAACTGCCACTTTTGATAGTGTTTAGTACTCGTGGAATATAGGAGCCATACACAACTTCCGATTCAGTATTTGATATTCGCCTAAAGTCAACGATACCATAGTTCATCCATCTATAATCAGTTAAGAAGTATTTGCCAGACAGAGAAGCAATCGTTTCCTCCACGCTCTTGGTAGACAGGTAAGCGTTAGGCAGTTCCTGATCATCAGTAAAAAAAAGCTCAGGACAATAGCCACCCGGTGAATACTTGTCGCAGGCTACCACCAAGAGCGTAATCCTAACTTTCACTAGGTTTTTCCTCCGGAGCAACGTGGGCCTCAATCTGTTTTTTTAATTCTTGTACAACGCTTAGTTGTGAAGAAGCCTTTTCGTATTCGTCAAGTGAGGCCATAAATTTTTTGAGATTGTCATCGCGTGCTTGGTTTTTAATAGAGATGTTCATTTCGTATGCGTGCTTATCCATTCTTGCTCTGCAATCGCTTTCTGCGGCTCCAATTATATCCATTTTGTCCTCCAGTTAGTTTTCTAAACACCAAGCTAGTGCCATAAAATACCTGCTAAGTTCTTCCTTTTCTTCTGTGCTGAGCGTATGATTATCATCGCTAGTGACGGATCTCATTAAATCAGTTAGACTTTGCCCAAGTGATGAGTATTTACCCTTCAGTGAAGAGCCAAATACATCTTTAGCGGCTAAGACATAGACATCGTTGATTTGTTGAGCGTCAGTGGGATAACTTAGTAGTCTATTTGCAAAAATCTTGTTAAAAATACATAAGTTGACTCTATCTTTATCATCTGTTATACTGGCCGCTATGTGTGAAACCCTCTCTATAGCATCTTCGTCAGGGTCTACTATATCAATAGGCGGTGTTGGTGGGACAACATCGGGAATCCTTTCCCTAATGTCGTTCCAAAAAAGACCAAGAACTACAATCAGTAAACCCAGTATCACACTAAGGCGCGGGCGTCTGTTTGTCATCTTCCTCCTCTTTCACTGCTGATGGTGCTTTAGCCTTTAACAACAGCGGAAATAGGTCTTCAAGCTTGCCATAAGCGTCCATCAAGCGTGCTTCCCTACAATGATCTGCCAGAGCCTCCCACTTTTTTACGATGGCAGTTAGATCTGTGTCATATATCACATCTCCAACTGTTTTTTCTGCTCTTCGCTCGACGGTAAACAGACTTAAAAACATATCCTTAATCGTGGGAAAAAGGACCAAAACACCCGCTCCAATTACAGCTAACTGAAGATTGGTTAATTCTTTTACAAAGTCCAACATTTTATGCTTCCTATATTCCTATTGAGAATTTGTTAGCTAGTTTCGCGTACAGTGTCACCGATTACCCATGCCACCACGATGGTTGCTACTGATACAAGTTGGGTCTGGTCAAGCTCGATTCCAACGGTTTCAGATGCCACAACGGCCACAAGGCCCACTGCGGAAACCCAGAATCTTCGGGACGCGAGTAAAGATTTGATTTTCGGACTCATTTTAATTCTCCAAAAAAAGTAATAAAATTAAGAAAGTACGCACTTTCTATTTTCGATCAAACAGCGGAAACAATTTCCGTTTCTTAACTGTTATATTACATGAGCATGAGGTACACGCACATGACTCACTGCTAAGTGTGTTTTTTTTTGCGTGGTATGGGCAGTCTGTCTCGTGCCCATCGCCATGCACTATCTTGCCAGTGCCACCGCATATACACTTTGTCGGGTCCGGATGTGGCCCCAACGGATCTGGCACATCTGGCTCTGAACCAAATACCTCAACCTCAGCTTGAACAAACGCCTTGGTTGTGTTGTCTATTATAGTGTCAATATCGTCTTTTGTCAAGGAATACTTTGAAGAAAATCCAAAATCACCCATAAAAAGAGCGAAACATATAATTGTAATGCCAGCAATAACTGATCTACCAGACGTGGGTTTTTTCGTTGTATTACTCATTTAAAATACCTCATCTATCGTCCATTCTATTTTTCTGGACGGAAAGCCGTCCACATTGCTAAATACCCATGCGCCACCTCCAGACAGCATAGCCCTAGCATCCCTCTGTCTGATCCAGAAACTACCGTCTGGCTGGCCAAGTCTCTTGGGTCCGCTATTCCACACACCCCAAGAATTTTGAACTAAAAATAAAGTCTCCCTATATATTTCGCGGCTGTCATCACAACCAATCCACGCCATAGCATGGTTCCATCCTTGGGATCTTTTAGCTATCCCGTTTTTATCTCTTCGGCTAGAAAAACCATACCCAGAGCAAACAGATAGTGAATAACCGTTTGCCAAAGCGTCTCTTGCTTCTTCTATGGTCCTAATATTAGAAATTGTTTTTACTTGATGTTTTTGGGCCTCATCTTTATATACGCTATTCGGAATTTTATGTTTTGCGCCAAGGGTAGAGTTGTATTGAGATAGATCCACATCACCATAATTTTTTCTTATAAGAATGCCACCATTCTGATGTACATATCTAGCGGCTTCGGAGCAGGTCATGCCTTGACCCCTGTGGCCCCTAGACTGATAGATCGCTTCAGACGCCCCACGAGCCACGAAGTCTTCCTTTTGGCCATCTATGTCTATTTCAACAGCTCTTGTGATGTCCACAGCATTTCTGGTGGCGTGTGCCACGCAGTCGCCAGTAGTTTGCCTTTCACATGGACCAAATCCAGAATCAAATTTGAGAACCGACTTAAACGGTAGCGATTTTTTTCCTTCGCCGCTATTTTGTAGATGGTGGGCAGCCGCGCCAAAAACGGGCATCGGCAATTCACCCATCAATTTTGCCACATCTTCTGGGTCACATATACTACCCACGAATCCGTTTCTGTACAGATTCAATATTTGTCTAGGTGTGCTGAAGTCCATCAAGTAACTCCTCAACTGAATTCTGCCATGAAAACTTATTGGCCGTATCTATACCAGCCGTGTTAATGGTCTCGCTTCCTTGTTGTTTATTTTGATGCACCTGTCTCATATGTGAGACTAATTGCTCTTTATTGCTATCCGACAGGTGGGCCCATTGACCACAGGAACCGTCAAAAAAAACGCCATCATGTGCGATTTCGAGGTCTTTTGTGTCTATTAAGTGAGCGTTGGCATCGTTGCAAAATTCTGTATGAGCTGAATAGTTTGTTGCAATAACCTGTTTGCCACAAGCCATCATCTCCAGTAGTTCTAAATTCCAGCCTTCTGCCCTAGCGGGAAACACGCCACAATCAGTTTGACACATGATATTATACACATCTTGGTGGCCAACTTGTCTTGGAATTATTCTAATCTTGTCGCCCAGAGGATTCTCTTTATATAGCCGCTGCCATGCTTGGTTTTGTTCACCAATAAAGGGATTATCACACATCATCCAAAGCTCAACATCGTCAGATCTGCTAAAGGCAGCAGTAAAGCACTCCAGCAAAACGTCGTGCCCCTTGCGTTTTTCCCATTTTCCACAGTTAAAAAATACTGTGGGTTTTCTGGGCTTAAGGGTAGATGGCTTGAAAATGCTGGTATCAACACCTAGCGGCACAACATGAACACTTGCCTCACTAAAGCGAGTATTGTTTAAAATAATCTGCTTGGCCCACTTGGAGCAAACAAAAATGTTGTCGCAATGATGAAGGCTGTCCACTTCCTTCTTGCTAAATTCGTTTAGCTCAAAAATAGGAAACCCGAAGTACCGACTACTACCAATTCTTGCGTGAAGATCATGCTGGTGCCATATTTTTACACAAGGAAAATCTACGTGATGGTTTTCTTGATTTGAGATTGCGGCTGCAACGCATTTGTCTATGTTGACATTTTCTATGGGGCCGATGGGATACAGTGTAGTGGATGGATATAAGCTATATAACGTTTTTAATATATTGTATCCAGCTACACCGTACCCCAAGCTGTTAATGGGGGCGAAAATGTTTACCAATGTTATCTTCCTCAGACAATTAATTCCTGTATGACTTTTCCACCATCCACAATTTCTATTGGCCTATCTCCGGGGGCCATGAGTTCTTTGTCAGCCACAATTCCCAAACGGTTGTAAATAGTGGCGGCCCAGTCTTCAATGGACAATGCATCATCTTCGGGTTCACTTGCCGTGGCATCAGACGAGCCGTAGACGATACCCCTCTTTATTCCACCCCCAGCAATTACGGTGCTGAAGACTCTTGGCCAATGGTCACGACCAGCACTACCGTTAATCTTCGGCGTGCGGCCAAACTCCGAGGAAACACAAACTAACGTAGAGTCAAGCATTCCTCGGTCATCTAAGTCTTCTATCAGTGCAGCGAACCCCTGATCAAATGCAGGTAGCTGTGACTTGATGCCGTTGGCTATGTTGTTGTGCATGTCCCAGCCGCCGTAAGTAAGTGTAACAAACCTTGTGCCAGCCTCAACCAAACGACGAGCTAGTAACATACGAGCGCCTGCCGTATTGCGACCATATTTATCTCGCAAGGACGATGACTCTTTGTTTATATTGAAGGCTTCACGAGCTTTGTCGCTACTAATAAGGCCATTACTAT